TTCAGCAGGAAATGATAATGCTAAAGATGGTTTACACTATTTAGCTGCTGTAGGTTCAACTTACACTTTGTTTGCCAATACAAATTGGTATTCAAATCAAAATACTAACCCTTGTCAGGTAAAGATGACTAACACACCTTCTGATGCGATAGGTACATCAGATTTAGATGGAACAACTGACGGAATATATTATTTCCAATTCCAAACTGGTATAGGAGATGCAGCAACTGATATTCCTGATGCGATTAAACAAGCGATTAAATTAATTGCAAGTGATATGTATTATTTCAGAGAGGATCGCAAGAGAGCGTTTCCGATGGCTTCTGAGATATTACTACAACCTTATAAATGCTATTTATAGTATATGGCTTTTATTGCAAAAATAAAGGCAGGAGATTTTAACCAACGAATCAAGTTAAAGTCCGTATCTTCAACTCAAGATGGTTTTGGAGGCATTTCAGACTCTTATTCTGTTCAAGCAACGATTTGGGCTAATAAGAATGTTAAGACCCTTAGAGACATCGAAGAGAAGTTTGAAGGAAAAGAATTACAATCTTATGGTCGATTTGTTTACACTATAAGATACTCAAGTGAGACAAAAGGTATAAAAGCTAATTGGATTATTGAGGAAGTAGAGACTAGCGATATATACGAGATATTAGGTTTCGTTATAGACCCTAGAAAAGAGTTCATTGAAGTTTTTGTAAAACAAGATTTACCAACAGCTTCACCAGTATAGTTATGGCTGATAATAGAACGATACGAGTACAAGGTATTCAAGATGTGCAACGTAGTTTAAAAAAGCTAGGTCAAACATCTCGTCAATCTCGTACAGCCATAAATAAAGCGTTAAGACCTGCTGCTAATAAATTAGCTAGAGGTATTCAAAGTGCTTATAAAAGAGAGTTTAATAGTAACTCTAATTATAAAAGAAAAAGTGGTAGAACACCAACTTTTAAAACCATTGGTGTAATTACAGCTCGTAAATCGAGAGAGCCAGGTTTATTTGTTGGTCCAATTGCTCGTAAAACCACACCTATAAGAATTAAAGGGAGAGATAGTAGAAACTTACCTGCGATGCAAATTAAAGGTAATGCTATACAAGACCCTAGACCTGATGTGTTTCAGGCTACAGCTAGAAAGATGGAATCACAGATTTATGTTCAAGCTGAGAAAGACTTAGATAAGTTATTAGATAAAATGATTAAACAAGCAGGATTTTAGATGTTTGCAGTAATAGGAAAAAAAATAGTAACAAGATTACAAGCAACGGCTGCTTTTACTACAGCCAATGGTAGTAACAAGGTTTTCCCTGTTATAATACCTCAAGGTGTATCTTACCCTTGCTCTACGTTTGAAATAACTAACGTATCGAACTTTTTATCTAAAGGTGGTTCGCTTAACTCGTGTGATGTGTCAATTCGCATCGCTTGTTTTGCAGACACTTATAACACAACATATAATCAAGCCAAGGCAGCTGTAGAAGCCTTAGACTTGTACGAGGTGACTTATACTGAAGATAGTGTAAGCTACACAGCGAAATTCAGATTTCTTGATTTAGACGATGACTATTTCAAGACTCCTGAGAAATTCTACAAAAACGTAAATTTTAACTGTCTAATAATTAAAAATTAAAATAAAATGGCAATTTTAAACGCAACAGATTGTGTGCTTTCAGTAACTACAGGAGGTTCTTTACAAGCGATGGCTCACTGTACTTCAGCTTCATTATCTATGAATCTTGACCTTAGAGATTCTACAACAAAATCTTCAGCAGGTTATCAAGAAAACTTAGGAGGTTTACGCTCTTGGGAATTAAGTGGTGACGCTTTCGTAGAAATAGGTTCTATTACAGGAGCTGACATTGAAGAACTTTGGGATATTTGGGAAGCTAGAACAGCAGTAGCAGTAAAATTCGGTGCTTCAGGTATGGAATACACAGGTAACGCTATAATTACTTCAATCTCAATAGATGCAGGTGTAGAAGAAAACGCAACTTATTCAATCTCTTTAACTGGAACTGGAGCATTAGCTAAATCGTAATATTAACTTTTAAATCCATATATTATGGCAATTAAAAACGCTTCGGATTTATTGGTTTATACTAAGACGACTGACCCTGCTAAACAAGTTACTAGGATTAGAGTATTGACTACTGACCCTATTGAAGTTCCTGATGGTGGGACTACGGGTACTGTTAAAATAAATAATCTCACTAATGATAGTGGGGTTGTTTCTGATGATATATCTACAGCAGCAAGTGCTAATACGGGGACTGCTGTTTTAACAGCTATTTATAATGTACTAATATCAGCGACTTATGATTATGTTGCGGGAGCAGAGCAAACAGATGGTAATTATAAGTATAGAGATTTTACTAATGGTGCTAATGGTATAGTTCCCACTTTAGAAATTGTAAGTGGTACAGCTACTCTTAATGATGATGCTATTATAATAGAAATAGTAACACCAGGCTCGTTAGCAATATTTGACCCTGTAGCTTTTAGTACATCAGCTTCGTTTAGCACCAATATGGATTTAAGAGATGTAACCAACAAGGATTCAGGGGGGTACTCTGAGTCTTTGGGTGGTTTAAGGTCTTTTGAGGTCTCTACTGATATATTACAATCAATAAATCCAGATGTACCTTTAGATGGTACTGATTTCTTCGATAAACTTAAAGAAAGAAGTTTAGTCGATTTAAGTTTCTCAGATAGAATTAGAAACATTATTCGCACTAATATTACTCAAAGTGGGGTAGATGGGTTTACCACATCAGGAATTACTCAAGTTAATTTACAGACTGACACATTTGGTGGCTCTACTGCATCTAGTATAGAATCAACTTCAGCTAATCAAGATAGATTACAGTACACTATTGGTGCTTCAAGAATAGAAAGTAAAAAACTTTCTTGGTCTTTTTATGTAAGAGGTGATGGGTCAACAACAAAAGCAACATTTATTATAGTGGGTGTTGATTCGTCAGACTATACAAGCAAAATTGTTGGAGGTAATGGGTCAGAATCTATATCAGCCTATACACCTTACACAAATTACTTTAAAATAGAGGGGTTAGATACAACTTGGTGTAGAGTAGTTATAGAGTTTGCTAATCCATTAAATTTAACATCAGGAACATCAAGTATAATATTTAGATTATATCCTGGTTTAGCAGAGGCTCAAAGTTCAAATAAAGTATTTACCTCATCTTGGCAAATTGAACAAACTAATGAAGCAACCAATTATCAAGACCCTACCGATATTACTCATTGGCAAGGAAATGCACTTGTATCATCGGTAAGCTTTGATGCAGGAGTCGAAGATAATTTAACTTGTTCGGCTACATTTACAGGTACAGGTAATGTTTATCCAAATGGACTTGGTCCTGAGTTGATTGGTGATACAGGGTTTGATGACCCTAGTTATTGGACTGTTACAGGTGATTCTGTTGTTGAAAATGGTTATGGTAAAGTTTACACATCAGATGGTTCTAATACTCAAATTCAAAAAGGTGGAATAATGAATGTGGGAGATTATTATCTTTTAGAATATACTGTGTATAGTGTTCCTACAGCTCCAGGAAATATTGCTGTTTATCAAGGTTGGCAATCTAGTCCTGACATTGATTTAAATATACCTTCTACAATAGCAACACATAAAGTTTTATTATATCCTGAAACTTCTGGTCTTATAATTAAAAGAAGTGGATCTTCAGCTACACAAGTTTGGCTAAGTTCAATATCACTAAAGAAAGTTTTATAAATCAATTTAAATTAAAAAGGTAACAAAAAATGAAAAAGGTAGAAATAGGCGGTCAGAAACGACCGATTAGATTTAGTTATTTAGCTTTAAAAGACATCTGTAACGATTGTAACTTAAAGTTAAATCAAATGGATCAATTAGGAACAGAGATAGACCACGTTGGTATTATCGCTTACTATGGTCTAAAATATGGTGCTAAGAAGAACGGAGAAGAGTTTAAGTACAAAGTTCGAGATATTGAACAATGGATAGACAATGAAGATTTCGGTAAGATAAATGAAATCTTTGAAGCGTTCCAATTAGACCAACCTCAGAAAAAGGGAAAGTAGAAGAGGGAGAGGATATTATTGATGAAGATACAGGTGAAGTAAATTGGGATAAGTTAGAAGAAGTTGGATTGGGAATGTTGGGGTTAAGTGATTCAGAATTATATGATTTGACCCCACGTTCCTTAGACAACAAAATAAGAGGCTTCAGAAAGTACAACGAACAACTTTCTCAAAATAATTGGGAACAAACTAGAATGATAGTACACAGTTGTATAGTACCTCACTCAAAACATCGACTTAAACCTAAAGAATTAATGCCTTTCCCTTGGGACAGCAAAGTTAAAATTAAAAAAGATGTTGCTAGTAAAGAGCAAATCCAAGAGGTTTTAAAGAGATACAAACTAACAGAACCTAAAAAAATCAAAGTTTAAAATGGGTGGAGTAAAAACTATATCGATAATTGTAGCTGCTAATATCAAAGGCTTAGAGGCAAGTCTTGGTAAAGCAAATAAATCAATAGCAGGTTTTGCTTCTAACGCAGCTCGTATTGGTTCGACCCTTACTTTTGGTGTTACAGCACCTTTAGTTGCTATGGGTAAATCAGCCTTCGATACATTTTCTCAGTTTGAGAATAGTATGATGAAGGTAAACACAGTAACAGGTGCTACTGTTGAAGAGTTTAAAATGCTCACAGACGAAGCTAAACGACTAGGTGCAACTACTCAGTTTACAGCATCTCAAGTAGCTGACTTACAATTAATATTAGGTCGTAAAGGTTTTGACCCTCAAGCTATACAAGGGATGACTAAGTCTATACTAGACCTTGCCTTAGCTACTGGAGAAGATTTATCTTTAGCATCTGAAGTTGTGTCTAAATCTATAAATTCTTTTGGATTAGAAACAGAGCAATCAGCAAGAGTAGCTAATACTCTAGCAAGTGCAGCAGCAAATTCATCAATACAACTTAGTACATTTGCAACAGCCTTTGGTCACGCAGGAGCTTCAGCAAAAGCAGTTGGTGTAGATATAGAAGAATTATCTGCTATGATGGGTGTCTTAATGGATAATGGTATTAAGGCATCTAAAGCAGGTACGGGGCTTCGTAAAATATTTATGAAGTTGAATGAAGAGGGTATTCCGTTTAATCAAACTTTGAGCAACCTGTCTAATGGGACAATGAGTCTTAGCCAAGCTCAAGGTTTAGTTGGAACAACAGCAGCCAATCAATTACTTATACTATCTGAGAACAGAGATAAGTTAGCCGAATTAACCGATGAGTATGATAACAATACAACTAGGTTAAATGAAATGGCAGATGCAATGAGTAAAACTACTGTTGCAAAAGTAAAGAAAATGCAATCGGCAATAGAGGGTCTAAACTTAGAATTAGGTGCTTTACTTGCTGATAGAATTATGCCACTTATAAACTTTCTAACTAACCTAGCAAATAGATTTAGTGCCTTAGATGATACAACACAAAACCTTATAATAACGATAGGAACTATTGCAGCAGCTATAGGACCACTAGCTTTAATAATAGGTGGTTTAGGTGGAGCATTAGTAGCAGGATTTGTTGCAATGGGTAGTTTTATATCAGCAGCAGCACCAGTAGTTCTTGTAGTTGGAGCAATAGTTGTTATAGTAGATAAGTTAATAGAAGTCTTAGGTATTTTAGGTCAAGCTGTAATAGATAATGGTAAGGCACTAAAAGAGAGGTTTCAAAATATAGCAAATTCTATAGGTAACTTTTTTATTGATATGTTTAATAAGACAGTTACTAGATTAAGAGAAATAGCTTCTAAGTTTGGTATAACAATATTTGAAAACTTTACACCATCAGAGGAACTAACTATTATACCTGATGATGAGTTAACTAAATTTGGTAAGTTCTCAGATAGTGCTTCAAAGTTTATGGACACATACAAAAACTTTAAGAGCAGTATCGGTGAAGGAATAATGGGTGTATTTGATTTTAGTGTAGAAGGTGGAGGTGCAACAACACCTACAAAAGAACCTAAAACACGATCCCTTCAAGAAGCTTACGATGCTATCTTTGGCGAAAACGCTTGGGCAGCATACCAAGAAGATATTAGATTAAAAGAAGAACAATTAGCATCAAGTCAAAGGTGGACTAATTCACTTAATAGTTTAGCTGTTAGTTTATCAGAAAACTTTGCTCAATCATTTGCCGATACTATTTTAAGTGGTCAAAACTTCTTACAAGGTTTAGGTCAAATATTTGCAGATTTAGCAAAACAAATTGCTTCAATGATAATTAAAGCACTTGTTCTAAGTGCGATACTTTCTTTTACTGGACTTGGTGGAACAGCAGGTGCGCAAAAAGCATTTGGAGCAAATCAAGGATTTAAAGATATATTAGGTGGTATGTTCGGTGGAGGTTTTGCTAGTGGAGGTCAACCTCCTTTAGGTAAAGTTAGTTTAGTTGGGGAACAAGGACCTGAATTATTTGTACCTTCACAAAAAGGAACAATTATACCTAACCACGCTTTAGGTGGTGGTTCGG